TACCTGCTGCTGTTGTGCTGGAAGGAGGTTCAGGAACTGCGGCATCTGTGATACGGCCTGGGGATGCTGTATCTGCATGTGGGTATTATGGTCTTCGCCAGCTATGGGGTTTATCTGTGCCCCCATCATAATATGAGATATCAGTTCAAACTGTGCTGACCTGACGGCATCGAGGTTCTGCTCTTTCTTGAAGAGTCCTTCAGGATCGGGAAAGCCAAAGGCTTTTGCTGCTGTCATCCGCAGTTTCTTGGCATCGAAGAAAGGGTCTTGGGCAAACCTGTCTACAAAAGCCATGATGTTATCTTTTTGCATCTTCTCTGCAAAGGGAGACATAGAGTGTGCGCCTATGGTAACACGGCGCTTCACGCGTAGCCAGTGTGCCTGTATTGCTACCTGTGCATCTACGGAGCCGCGCTTCCTCTGGCTGACATACCACTCTTCAGGGATATATCTCTCGTCTGCCATAATATCAAATGCTGAGGATACGATCCATTTATAAGCATTTACGGGAAGTGACTGCATCCACTCCCTGTTCAGCTCTGCTGTCGTAGCGTTTATCGCTGACTCTGTTGCTGTCCTTCCCCCTCTGGCTTCGACTTCTATGAGTTGGCTTTCATAGAACATCGCATCCCGCTCGAGCTGTATCTGGTCTGGCTGTGGCGCACCCCAATCTACGGGGGCGAGGACATCACGTACACTCCCCCCTGGGGGTGGCTGTGTCCAGATGATGCTACTGTCCTGGGCATTCTTCAGGCTTGTAGGCAGCTTGCTGTCTCTCTCCTTGGCCCTCTCGTCTCCTATGATGATACGCTTTAGTCGTGCCAAATTATCGGCGCGGTGGGAGAGAGAATCCATAATGATAGACTCTACCTGCTCCTCATAGGAGGCTATGGCCCTGCCATAGAAGTTATCTCCTAAATCCAATGACTGTGTGAAATAGGGAAAGCCCCCTCTGAGGAGGAACTTTTCGGGCATCTCTCCTTTTTCGTCACTGGGCCTGACATAATCTACAGACAGTTCCTCTCCTGTTGCGGGGTCTGCACGGCGCACAGCCTCACGCAAAAGAAAGGGGTGGCTGATATTTTCAATGGGGTCTTTGATTCCCTTAATGAAGAACTTGCGGTGACCGCGTATGCGATCATGTACCTCATAGCACCTGATGATACCTGCCAGCCTCTGTGCTTCCTCTCGCGCTTCCTGGTCTTCGGTGCGCTGCTCTGGCTCCAGGCCCTGTCCGAATGTCTTCTCGAAATCGTCACTGCCACCTTCGCTGATGAGGTTCTTAATCTCTGTTCGTGCGTGGCGAAAGCGACTGTCTTTCATCAGCCTCTTTATGGGTATGTCCATCTCCTCAATGATATCTGAGGCTGTGGTATAATCGTGAGGCTTTACATTGGGGTCTATGAAGACTTTAAAGGGATCTACACGTAAGACACAGGGGAAGTCTTCCATCTCATCGTTGCTGGTTACGCCAAAGGTATCGACGCCTGGCTTGTTATATTCAACTTTGAACCAGGGGCGATAGCAGAAGATGGCATCGAATAGTCCCTGGTGGATTTCTACGCGGACATTCATAATATCCAAGATGTCATTCGCCGCGACATTGAGGATATCTTCCAAGCCTTCAGATCCAACATCTTTAGTGTCTTCTATTCTTACAAACACTTCAGGATAATTAAAGGCTATGGAAGCAATAATCTTACGCACCATAGGATATATGCGTGATATCAGGACGGTTTCATCTTCTGCGAGGCCCGGGATGTTGATGTTCTTGAGTTGATACCTGTCGAGGTTGCTGCGCCACTCGGTATGGTAGGGTTCCATAAACTTCTTGCGGTTGCTTATGCACTTCCACCAGTGGTCTACTTCTGTGTCCGACATTTTAATTTGTTCAGCCATACCTGCTCATAGGTTTTGATGCAGAGTCCAAGATGCTGTCAATAATGGCTTGTCCACTATTGCCGTGCATATGTTGTGACGGCTGTATGAATTTCGGGGTGCTGATATTATCCAGGTGTCTGCCAAGGACGGAGCCGTTATCTACGATATCGTCATGCTTGCCATTGGGAAACCGCAGATGTTCGTGGATAACATCTTCTACCCACGGCTTGTTAGGCCAGAATACTTTGCCACGCGCCATCCTCCCCCTGTAGTTTGTGGCTTTTGCTGACTTGTTCCCTGCTGCTGACACGGTGGCGAGGTTGCAGAAGATGCGCCTTTCATCCATACGGCTTCGTATGATGGCCCCACCAAAGTTGTCATCTACCTTTTCGAGGATAGCCTCATAGGGCTTGTATTCCTCCAGAAAGGAGACAATGTTATCGGCGATAATATCGGGTGTGGCTTTCTCGCGCCACATATCCACACAGTACCAGTTACCGTCATGGTCTATGGCCCACGCCATGATAACAGCATAATCGCTGGTTTCCTTTCCCGCATAGGAGAGATCTGCGGTGATATAGTATGTGGCCTCGTCAGGAACCACATCATACCTAGGAAACCAGCTTTTCTGAAAATACAGACCCTCTACGGGGACAGGGTTCTGCTGATGCAGTGCTGACCAATCATAGGGTGGCATGTCCTGTCGCATCTCGTCATAGTCTTCTTTCGAGTAGCGACTCCCTCCTGGAGCCTCACACAGATATTGGCCGACATCTCTTTCGAGGATATCGTCTTCCTCTGCTTCTGTCTTTATTTCAAGAACCGTCCACCTGTCCTTCTGGCTATCAAGGAGTCTCCCTGCCAGGTCATCATCATGCCAACGCGTCATCACAAGGACGATAGCGCCACCTGGGCTGAGGCGTGTTCTGAATACCGTGTTATACCACTTCCATACCCTCTCCCGCTGCACATCGCTGTTAGCGCCCTCTGGTCCAGAGAAGGGGTCATCAATAAGCATCAGGTCACCACGCCGCCCTGTAAGGGCTGTGCCCACACCTGCGGCATAGTATCCACCCCCATCCATAAGGGACCATCTATCAGCTGCGGTAGAGTCGGGGTTCATTATGACTTCAGGAAATACAGCCTTGAACTCCGGCGACCTTACCCGTGCGCGAACATCACGACCATAATCCATAGCCCTGTCATAGTTGTAAGCCGTGCCTATGACGCTAGTCTTGGGCCTGTTGCCTACCCAGAAAGAGGCAAAGTCCTCAGATACCGCCTTCGTCTTGCCGTGCTGTGGCCCCATAAAGAGCATCAACCGGCGTATATCTCCATCATAGACCTTCTGTAGGTGGTCATTGACAATGTTTATATATGACCATTCCTCATAGTCTTCAGAGATATACTGACGGTACGTCTCAAAGGAGTCCTTGGCTTTCTCCCGTACCAGTGCCTCTTGGAGATATGCGTTCAATACGATGTCCCCTGAATCTTCTTTTTCTTCTTACGCAGCCAGTTGTTAAACTCAGGACCGTCAGCACCCTGCTGGTCTTTCTCCATATCCCGCTTCTTCTGGGCATGACCTTCAGGAGTATAGGGGTAATGCTTCCCTTTATATTTCGGCATCAGCTCCTCCTATCTAAATCTGCGCGTCACCCTGGCACCGTACCCCGTAGCAACCTTGGCGGGACGGCCAGAATAGTTACTGCCACCACCTGACCTGCGATGACCCTGGCGCATATTCTCCATAGCTTCCTGGCCTATCTCTTCGCCTGCGGGATCAGCATCACCCATAGGCGTCCCGTATACCTGCCTCTGCCTAAGCTGCCTGTTCTTACTGTCCAGCCACTGATTAAACCCTGGCATATATCCTCCTATCCAAATCTGCGCGTCACCAGACCCTCCGATACATCGTCTCACCATCGGTCCATGTATACAGCTTCTTGCCATCTCTACGCGTTATACAACGCTTCAATTCTGAGGCATTGGAGACGTTCCACTCAATTGAGGGGTCGTCTGTGCAAGCCTCCCACACCTTCTTTAGCGATGCTCTCGCCTTCTCGTCAGGAGTCACTGAAATCCACCCTCGGCATCGGCTCAGCCAACTTCAAGTATTTGGGGTCAATCATATACACCATCTCAGGAGCACCGGGATGAGCCTTGCCACGAACAACGATTATATCCGATGGCGAAGGGCTACCACCCACCAAGCCTCCCATAGCTGGAGGATGACCCACCTCATTCACCACACCATACAATGCACTCATAGCACCACCAAAGGTTCACCACGGAACGTCACATCCCCATCAAAATCATGA